CATGCCCAGATGGGATGGCAGAGATGGTTTTCTGCCGGGGCACTGATGCGTCAGGTGATGCGTTAGTGCTTTTACTTGTGAGGAATGTCTCCTTACGAGGTTAAGCTGCTTTAGTCGGTGCAGCTTTTAAAATGAGGTGACTCATGGCAGCCAGCAATATTGTGCTTGCTGACGCACAGGGAACCCCTGTGAACCACACGTTTGTGCCCCTTGGACCGGACCGCGATGGCGTGTTCTGGTGGGAAGATCAATCCCAAGCTTCTCCTGTCGGATTTTGGCGTATCAGCTACCAGCTGAAACGTCCTGCCGTCGGAGCTGCTGGGACGTCTTCAAACCAGCGTACGTATCGCGCGACTATCGGGATGCACCAGCCTGTGCTCGAAAACGTGACAAACAACACGGTTTCGGGCATTGCGCCGGCCCCGACGGTTTCATACGTTCCACGCAGCTTTGTGGAATTCGTGATGCCGGAACGGAGTTCTCTGCAGAATCGAAAGGATCTGCGGAAGATGGTCTACAATCTCCAGAACGAGTCGCAACTTGTTGCACTCGTGGAGACTTTGATCACTCCGTACTAGTCGGAGGGTGAATATGCCTAAGCCTAACAGCGATGTTATGGAGAGAGTTGTTCTCTCTCTGGCTGAACGCATTAACTCACCTAGGTCCTTATCGGTGTGGTTGTGTTTTAAATACGACCAGAGGGCTCTTCTTGAGCTCTCACCCGCCGATATGGCAACCTGCAGCACCGAGCAGTTTCAGCTAGAATACTTCATCACCGAGTACCTTTCAAAGTACAAGGGTTTGGAGAAAGCTGGCTTTGATTTGCGCGGTGAAGCACTCAAAAAGTGGAAACTTTCTGAGGAGTCTTGCCGACAGACTAACATTAGATTCCGTGAACAAAAACTTCGACCATTTACAGGTCGCGTTGAAGCTGCGCTATTTGGCGCGCAACGTAAAATAGCTTCTGTTTTGGGATCTTTACGGTTGCCTGTCGTCTTGGCCGATTGCAAATGGGGTCCGGGCGCTACCTTTGACCTTGGTCGAAGGGAGGCTACGCCCGATAAAAAGATTTCCCTCACTACTTCGGTAACTTTGGGCGCGCTTCCTTTTTGGCGCGCCATAGTAGAGTCGGATCCTCACTGGGCTGCATGTTACCTGGGTATCAGTCCAGAGGGCATGTATAGTCTTTTGCCGAACACGGTGCGAATCGTGAGAGGCTCGAGGTTTCTGACTGTGCCGAAGTCCGCTAAAACCGATAGATGCATTGCTGCAGAGCCTACTGGAAATAGTTTTCTCCAGCAGGGTGTTCACAGCTATATGCGTCGTAGGTTAAAGCGGTTTGGTGTCGATCTGGATGACCAATCCATCAACCAGGAGCTTGCGCGTGGTGCGTATAGTTCCGAGTTGTCTACGCTTGATTTAAGCGCAGCGTCCGACACCATAGCCAGAGAACTTGTTCACCATTTGCTGCCATTCGATTGGGCATGTTTCCTTGATTCTCTCCGTTCACCTGAAACATTGGTGGATGGGGAGTGGATCCGAACTGAAAAGTTCGCCTCCATGGGAAACGCGTTCTGTTTCGAATTGGAGACCCTTATCTTCTGGGCGATTTGTTGCTCAGTGGTGGATCTCCTTGGCGGCGTAGGCACCGTGTCTGTTTACGGCGACGACATAGTAGTTTCACAGTTTGCGTTCGATGATGTTGTCGAATGCTTAACCGCTTGCGGTTTTACTGTGAACGAAAAGAAGTCGTTCAAAGAAGGTAACTTCTTCGAGTCTTGTGGGAAGCACTTCCACAGGTCTGTAGATGTGACTCCTGTCTACCAGAAGGAGGTGTTGTCTCATCCTTCTGAAATTATACGCGCACACAACCGGTTGTATCGGTTGGCTAACCGGCTCCAGATTAACGACGGTGGTAACATCGTTGCTGGTGCACTCAAGTTGTTGGCAAATGCCTATCCCTTGAGGCCATTCCCCCGTATACCCGAAGGGGTTGAGGAGGATGGCGGTTTCTTGCGTCCTTTGAGTGATTTTCACTCAGATCCGAATCGTGGCTTTAGCTGTCACGTTTTGGATTTCAAGCCTCAGTTTACTGAGGCAAGGGATGATGCAATGTATGCGTATAAACTTCGTCGTTTTGCCTCGCAGAACCCTTCTTCTCTACGTCTTAACGGACGCGAGCAGGAGGGCTACACGGGCAACGCTACGAAGGGTGTGTGGCGGTCACGTCGTCGTTGGATTCCTCTTTCTGCGGTTTCTCCTGTAAAGGGGATTTCTGTAGGGCCAGGATACAGCGTTGACGGCATCTTTGAGCGTATTCCTGTTTTTAAGAATATGCTCAAGGCTCTCAGACCGCCAGTGGGTAGTGATACCCACGGGTTCTCTGGTGGGGCTCCCTTAAGCAAGGAGCCACGTGAGGCCAGCAAGCTAT